GGAGCAGTAGATGGCCGAGTCCTACACCCAGGTGCCGCCGAACAGCACCGGCAACAAACTCCGGACTCGCACGCGCACGATCGGCGCTAACGACGTTCACGAGCAGGCCGTGTTCACGGCGGCCCTCCCGACGTACTACGCACTCGCTGACACTGTCGCGCTCGCAGCGAACAAGCATCACATCAGTATCTTCAACGCCTCCGGCTCCGGCGTCGTCGTGTCGGTGAAGAAGTTGTTCCAGATCAACCTGTCCCTGGCGTCGGTTACGGGCGTGGCGCTGCGCTTTGACATGAAGCGCACGACGGCTCAGTCGGCAGGTACAGCGATCACGCCGCAGTCGATGGACACCGACAACCCGGCGCTGCCCGCTCAGGTCACGGTGAACACGAACGGCACGATCACCGAGGGTGCGCTTCTGTATCCGTACACGACCCAGAACGACGAGGTCTCTGCCGCGAACACGGCGGTCGCGAACTACCTCACGCAGTACAACAACCTGGCGCTTGAGTCGACAGAGATGCAGGAACTCCGACTCCGCGAGGGGCAGGGGTTCACCGTCAAGCAGATCACGTCGAGCACTGTCGGCTCGTTCGCGTGGCTGATGGCGTTCACAGTCGAGCCGACTTCGTAAGCGGGCGGGGGTAGCCGTGCTCCACTGGTACAACCTCCACTGGAACGGCCCCGCCTCAGCCGCATCGGTTGACGTATCCGTCGGTTCGGTCACCGCTGACGTCGTGGGCTGGGCGGAGCCCGCCGCGACGCTCAGCGGTCTCGGTCAGTCCGTGAACGCCGACGCCACTCGGCTCGTGAACAGCCCCGCCACCATCACCGGCACCGGGACGATCACGAACGCCTACCCGCGCGGACGTGCCCGCCCCACGGCGACCATCAACGTCGGCGCAACCCCCACCGCCGACGACGTCGCGCAAGCCGTCTGGGGCACCCGGTACGCACCCATCAACGACCCCGAGTCGTTCGGGCTGCTGCTCAAGTTGGCGGCGCAGATCCTGCGGAACCGCACCGTGACCGACCCGGTAACGGGCGCAGTCCGCGTCTACGCCGACGACGACACGACGGTGCTCCTCGAGGCCGACCTGTGGCAGGACGCCGCCGGGACGACCCCGTACAGCGGCAACGGCGCTGAGCGCCGCGACCGGCTCGAGTAGTCGTGGCGATCGTCGCACGCGGTCTCGGCCAGCCCGAGGACGGCGCGCTCGTCGCTGCCGGTCTCGGCACCGCTGAGCCCGCCGCACCTGGCGCGATGGCGGCGCTGATCGTCGGCGTCGGCACGGTCACGGCGACCCTCGTCGGTGACACGGGCACCCCGCCCGAGCAGCCCGACCGCGTCGGCGTGTTCCATGCCCGGCCGCAGATGCCGCCGCTGCGACCCGCGCCCCTGCACTACATCACCGACACCGCCGCGCACCTCACCGGCGGCGCAAGCGTCACGGCGACGCTCACGGCCACGACACGCACCCTCCCGACCGTCGAGGAACAACTGCTCCAACTCCTCGCCCTCGAACTCGTCTAGGAAGTGAGCTCCCGCATGTCGGACTTTCAGCGCGCAGCGGAGGCCCGGAGCCTCGCGCGCAGCGCCAACGACCGGCCGTCGCAGCGCCCCGCCGTCCGCGGCATCATCGACCCGTCGCAGATCCTCCGCGGCTCCACCAAGAACGACCCCGTCGTCGTCGTCGGCTACGCCTCCACCACGGAGCAGCCCTATGAGATGCACGACATGTTCGGCCCCTACACGGAGGTCGTCACCCGCGGGGCGTTCAAGGAAACCCTGTCCCGGTCCCCGCTCGTCGAGTTCACCGTCAACCACGGTGCCGGCGGCGGCATCCCGATGGCGCACACCCGTAACGGGACGCTGACCATCGTCGAGGACGAGACGGGCCTGCGCTACGAGGCTGTCGTCGACCCGACCCGCGCCGACGTCGCCGACATGTTGAAGGCTCTCGACCGTGGCGACCTCGCCGAGTCGTCGTTCAAGTTCCGCATCGACAAGGGCATCTGGTCCCCGGACTACACCGAGTTCCGCATCGACCAGGCCGACCTCGAGCGCGGTGACGTGTCGGCGGTCAACTTCGGCGCGAACCCGAACACGTCGAGCGGCATCGCCCGCGAGGACGTGGAGCCGAAGCGGACTCGCACTCGGCTGAGCCCCATGCCGGGCGAACTCGACTTCCGCTGACCCATCACCTAAGCCACCCGCACCCGTGCGGGTTCTTCGTTGCGCGCTGGCGTCCTTCGCGGCCTCACCGCCTGACGGTCACCCATCCCGACGTGCCCGAAAGGGGCCATCGCACCCATGAACATCAAGACCCTCATCGCCCGCAAGCGGGCCGAGGTCGCCGCGAAGCTGGCCGAGCGCAACGCGCTCGCCGCCGAGCTCCGCGACCTCTTCGCCGCCGAGGAGCAGGACGCCGAGCGCATCGCCGAGGTCCGTGCCGACAAGGCCACCATCGACGCGGCCGTCGACACCCTCGAGCGCGGCATCGCCGACCTCGAGGCCGAGGCCGCAGCCGACGACGCCGCCGACGAGCGCGCCCGCCAGATCACCGCCACCGAGACCCGTGGCCCGGCCTACGACCAGGTCGCCCGTGTCGGCAACGAGCAGCGCACCTACAACCCGGAGAGCGACCCCAAGGGCCGCCAGTTCCTCCGCGACGTCGGCGCTGCCTTCCTCGGCGACTTCGAGGCCCGCGACCGCGTGTCGCGTCACCAGGCCGAGGAGCGCGTCGAGCGCGGCGACCAGCTCACCCGTGCCGCCGCTACGTCGGCGTTCGCCGGCCTCGTGGTCCCGCAGTACCTCACGGACCTCGTCGCCCCGGCTGCTGCCGCGGCGCGCCCGTTCGCGGACATCTGCAACAAGCACGACCTCCCCGCGTCCGGCACCACCGTGAACATCTCGCGGATCACCACCGCGACCTCGGCTGCCGCGCAGTCGTCGGAGAACTCGGCCGTGTCCGAGACCAACATCGACGACACGCTGCTCACCGAGACGATGTTCACCGTCGCCGGTCAGCAGACCCTGTCGCGTCAGGCGATCGACCGCGGTGTCGGCACGGAGGAGGTCACCCTCGACGACCTGTTCCGCCGCTACCACTCCGCGCTCGACTCGAAGCTGCTCAACGACGCCACCACGGGTCTGACCAACGTCGCGCAGGCTGTCACCTACACCGACGCCTCCCCGACCGCGGCCGAGCTGTACCCGAAGGTGCTCAACGCGCAGGCGAACCTCGAGGCCGTCATGCTCGACCGTGGCGTCGGCGACGTCTACGCGGTCATGCACTCGCGCCGCTGGGCGTGGCTGCAGTCGCAGGTCGGCACCTCGTGGCCGTTCATCGGCCAGCCCGGGATCCCGACTCAGAACGGCGGCGTCGCCACCTCGTCCGGCTACGGCGCGGGCGTCCGTGGCGTCCTGCCGAACGGCGTGCAGGTCATCGTCGACAACAACATCGCGACGAACCTGGGCGCGGGCACCAACGAGGACGAGATCTACATCGTCAACGCCTCGGAGCTCCACCTGTGGGAGGACTCCTCCGCGCCGATGTTCATCCGCGCGGAGCAGCCCGCCGCCGCCTCGCTCGGCGTCCTGCTCGTGGTCTACGGGTACGCCGCGTACTCGTTCCGCCGCTACACCAACGGCCACCAGAAGATCTCTGGCACCGGCCTGGTCACCCCGACCTTCTGAGGTCAGTGACCCTCGCCCCCCGACCCACGCGGTCGGGGGGCGGGAGTGACTGACTCCGCTACTGAAAGGGCACGTCATGTCTGAGTCCCACCGCGAGGCGGGCGAGAAGCGCGCCGCTGCGAACGCGGCCGCGCCGGGCGTCGTCGACGCGCTGCTGCGTGAGCGCAACGGCTACGTCGTGCGGAACCTCCCCGACCGGGTGGCGGCCGTCGACGCGGCGCTCAAGGCGCTCGGCGTTGAGCCGCCCGCGACCGCATCGACCCGGACCCGTAAGGCCCCGAAGTCCGATGTCTGACGCCGTCCCCCTGGCTCTGCGGATCACCGCGTCCGCGTCGTTGATCCGTGGCTGACTCGAACCCGACGAAGGAGTAGACGTGGCGACGTACCCCGGCGGTATCCCGTCGCTGACCCGCCCGGCGTCGGGCGATCCGGCGAACGACGGCAGCGCGACGGACGCGACGGTCGTCGTCGACGCGATCAGCGACGAGATCGAGGCGATTGCCGGCGAGCTCGGCGTGAACCCGTCCGGCGCTTCGGCGACGGTCGTGGCCCGCCTCGACGCGCTGGACTCGACGGTCAGCGGCAAGGCCGCGTCGTCGCACACGCATGTCGCGGCGGATACGACGGACTTCG